GCTGCGCGCGGGCACGCTGCGCCGGAAATGCTACGACTACATCTGCAGACATCCCGGCCACACCGCTGACGAGATCGCCGCCGCGCTCGGCGAAAGCGTGCTGACGATCCGGCCACGCATTTCGGAATTGCGCCTGAAGGGTCTCATCGTCAACGACGGGCGCGGGTACAATCGCTCGGGGCGTCCTGCGCATCTGTGGCGGGCCGCATGAATGGCGAACTTCTCCATGCCGTGGGTGCAGAAGGACTTTGACCGCAAGACCATGCATCTGTCGCGGCTGCAGAAGAACGCCTACCGCGCGCTGTTGCAGGCATGCTTTGAGAACGGCGGCGTCCTGCCCGACAGGGATGCAAAACTGGCGTGGATCTGCGAGCTGGATGTCCGCACATGGCGCAAGCATCGCGAGGCGATCCTCGCGTTCTTCTACCGCGTCCCCGAAGGCTGGCGCCAAACCCGGATCGATGAAGATCTCGCCCGCATCGCCGAGAAGCGAAGTTCCGCAAAAATTTCTGGTGCAAAAGGTGGCCTGCAGACCGCGATCCGCTGGCATCGGCGCCGCTAGAAATGCTGCAAGCGTGCTGCATTGATGTATGCATTTTTACAGCAGGAATGCAGATCGCACCATTGACGCAATTTGGTTTTCGAGCAGCGACCGCCCTACGATTCAGAATCAGAAAGATAACTACTACTACCTCTGTTGCCGCGCGCGAGGGGCTTGGCAATGGGTGATTGACGCGGCAGCTCGGCGGATTCAGAAACTGTGGATGCCGCAGCAACCCGACGACAACGCAGGCCCCACTGCAGAACGCTTCAAGCAGGCGCACGGGTTCTTCACCATTGCGGGCCGCTCCAAATCAAGCCGCCGCATCAGCATGCTCGACGACGCCTTGGGAAGGGCGTGGATGCGTTCCCACATTTCCGGCGAGGAATACGCGGCGCTGAAGCGTTACGCGCTGCACTGGCTCGCTGGCGGGCTGCAGGGGCCGATGCAAAGCGTAGATCTCAACCGCATCTTTGCGTTCGATCCGGCGGCGATGAGCGGCTTGGCCAAGACCGAACGCCAGCAGGATCACCGGGACGCCTATCGCGCCGCAAAAATAGAACTCGGACGGCGCCCGGCGTTTGTCGCCGATCATGTCGCCTGCTACGACAGCTCGCTGGTCACGGTTGGCGCCATGCTCGGCTATCGCAGTCCGTCACACGCCCGCCACGAGGCCCGCAAGATCCTGTCGGATGCAGGCTACCGGCTGATGCAGCACTGGAAGGATCGTGACCGTTGACATCGGGACGTTTTGGACGCAGTTTTTGGTAATGTCGTTCGGGGCGTGGCTTGACGGTCAGATGGTGAGTTCCCCTTGCCTCGCTGACGATCTCGCCGCTCCCGGCCAGACATGCAAAAGCCCGCAGTCACCTGCGGGCTTTTGTTTTGTGAGGCGGTGGTTGTTTCAGTTATCCCCATCCCAAAAACTGCCGTGGTGGCCGCCCCAGCGCACGAGCAGCGCGACGGCAATCAGGATGGCCAAGTACAGCCAGATCGACATCACTTCACGTCGCGAAAATTGAAAAAGATTTCGCGCATCTCGGCCAAGCCGACGCGCTGATCGCCCGGCAGATACTGGCTCATGATGTGAGCCTGCTTCGCCAGCAGCTCGTTGCGCTTCAGTTCGTCGGGCTCCCTGAAATAGGCCTTGACGTCATCGAGCAGGTTGGAAGCGTCCTTCATCGGCAGCGATATTCTGTTCATGCCTTGAGATCCTCTGCGGTTGATTTGGTCTTGAGCATCAGGTTCAGCAGCATCGCAATCGGCACCGGCACGGGCCACTGACCGCTTGCCCAGCGGCGCACGCTGCGCTCGCCCAGCTCCAGCGCGCGAGCGAACTCGACCTGTCCCTTGGACATCTGCCCGGTTGGCATCAGGGATGGGAAGCCAAGCTTCACCAGCGCGGCGTTGAACTGTTTCTCGGTCATGCTGCTTCCTTCAGGTTGAGGCGGTTGATCAGTCGAAGCACGGTGACCGACGACCACGCGCCGCCGGTCGGGGTGAACAGGCCCGCATCGTTCAGCGCAGCGGCGATGGCGCGCGACGGCAGATCGATGATCGGCGCCACGAAGGCCCGCAGCGTCTCGGCGAAGGCCACGGAGCGCGCGGCCTGATTGGCGCAGCTGTTGGGCGAGCCGAGTTTCTGGCCGCGCTCCTTGGCCGCCGCAAGCGCCGCCTTGGTACGGGTGGAGATCATTTCGCGCTCCAGCTGGGCGACCGACAGCATGATGTTGATCTGGAAATTATCGGCGTGCGGCATGTCGGCGATCTTGAACGCGATATCGGCGCGACCGAACAGGCCCGAACCGAAGTGAACGTCGCGGGTGATGCGGTCCAGCTTGGCGGCGATCACGGTGGCGCCGGTCAGGCGCGCGACCTCCAGTGCGGTGGCTAGCTGCGGGCGGGTCTTGAGCGCATCGGCGCCCTTGCCGGTTTCGATCTCGACGAAGATCTCGATGACGTCGAAGCCGTGGTTCGCAGCAAATGCGGTAATGGCGGTCTGCTGGGCCTCAAGGCCGAGACCGGACTTGCCCTGCTTTTGCGTAGAGACGCGGATATAGGCGATGGCGGTTTTCATGGTGTTCCCCTTGCTGACACCCTGACCTATAGGCCACCATGGCCTGACCTGTCAACAGGCAAGAAAAAGCCCCGGCGGTGAGGCCGGGGCTGTGGAGCGTGTCGGTGACGTCAGGCTATGTTAGCCTGCAGCTCGGCCCATGTTGCGGTGCTGTGGGCGAGCGCGCCTTCCAGCGCCTCAAGGGTCGGCATCAGGACGGCCTTGACGCCAGCGCCGTTGGTGAAGACGCGCCTGTCGGCCTTGTGGGTGATGGTGGCGCGGTCGATGCGAACCGCTTGGCTGCGCTCGCCGTCGACCAGAACGCCAAGCCAGTATTTGGGCCAGACGAACACGAAGCCCGGCGCGGGCTGCATCTTGGCGATCTCGATGGCGGCCTTCAGCGCCTCGATGTTGGAATTGAAGGTCTCGGTGACTTCGGCGATGGCGGCGAGCTGTTCTGCGGTCTTGGTCATTGAAGTTCCCCTTGCTGGCGAAAGCGCCTGCACCTTCATTAGGCCACCATGGCCTTACGTGTCAACAGCTGATCTGAGGGTTCGATGAAGAAAAAGCAAACGCCGTTTGAGGGGCATTGTCCGCGCTGCGGCGCCAGCGAAGCGTTCGCCGATCCGATCATGTGCGGCTCGACGCATGCCGACGGGGAACCGCTGGTTTACTGGCGCTGCGAGGGATGCGGCGCGTTGTTCTCCCGGTTGAGCTACAGGGACCTTGCCAAGCCATCTGAAGCCTCGGTGAGCGGAGCGGCCTGCGGTGAGTGTCACCTTCAGCCGGACGAAGTCTGCGACATCTGCGGGCGATCCAAGCCTGCTGAGCGTGAAGCAAGCGGAGCGCCCTGAGATGCTGAAGCTCCGCGACATCTTCACTGAAGAGGAACTGAAGGCCCGCAAGGCGCAGCGTCAGGCAGAATATCTGGAGTTCAGGATGACGGTGCCGACCCGCTGCGATCACTGCCGCCGTGAGGACCATGGCCGCAACGAGTTCCTGAGCTTCAACGGCAGCTGGCTGTACGGACGCCGCTGCGGGCATTGCGGCGTCTGGATCTGCCGGGAAGCCATTGCAGGCCCCGCCCATGCGTCCACAAGCGGAGCGCACTGACATGGCACCGTTCGCCCAGAAGCGCATGCTGGCCCATCTACAGCCCGATCCGAAGCACCCCGGAGGCAGGCCCAGCGAGTATGATCCAGCCTATTGCGACCTCGTTGTCGAGTTCATGGCGAAGGGATTTAGTCTAACAGCGTTTGCGGGATCGATCAGGAAGAGCAGGGATGCGGTGTACGATTGGATCTCAGCGCACCGAGAGTTTAGCGACGCTGTCTCTCGGGGTCGTGCTGCTCGCACCGCAGCACTTGAGGGCAAGCTCCTCGGCGCCCGGTACGGAGCGCAGGCCTCGGCGGCGATCTTTGCCCTGAAGAACGCACAGCCCGACGAGTGGCGCGACATGCGCAGCGTGAGCCACGAGCATCTGCACGCCATTGCGCAGCTCACTGATGCCCAGCTGAACGCTATCGCAGCCGGGAAGGTGGGTGAGGTGGGCGACGGCCTGACCATCGAGGGCGAGGTGCTACAGCCCAACGAGCGTTAGGGTGTAGCAGGCCACCATGGCCTAGCAGCACAGGTCACCATGGCCTAGACGCATCGATCCTCGGTCGATCACTTAAGCTATTGAAATCATTGGACAAACCACGCCGCGGGGCGGGGTGGGTGCCAGCTGGGACGACCGGGGGCGGGAAAAATTTTTCGGGAAAGCATGCTTAAATTTGAAACACCCCCCACAAACCCGCCACCCCCATCAACTCACGCCCCGTCACTTCTCGTGGGTCCCATCGCCGGGCCTCGCCGTTTCGATGGCCGCTGCCACACCACGCGAACATCCCAATTCTTTTCTTGGCAGTAGGAGCGCACCCGGTCGCGGGGCCATCCACGCATGTAGTGCAGGATCGGCGCGGCTTTTGTCACCCTGTCATCGCACAGCACGAGACCGGCCACGAAATGCGGCGCGTGAATTTGCGCGAGGATTTCAATCACCGACCTTGTCATTCGGTGCCCTCGGTGATCGCGTCCACCACCAGCTTGGCGATCCGCTCGGAAGCGCCCAGCAGGAAGGCCTCCATCCTGATCGCGGTGTCGAACACCATGTCGAGATGCAGGGGCGGCAGGTTTTTGCCCTCCAGCTTGTACTGCTGGTACAGCGTGCCGTCCTGCACGGTGGTGATGTCGTGATATTTGAGCGCCATGTTCAAGGCGATGGCGGCAATCCCGTGCGCGGGCGCAATCGGCGTGTCCTTGAGCGGCTCAAGATCCTTGAAGGGTGGTTGTTCGTCTGTCATCGCGCGTTCCCCTTGGGAGTATAGCAAATGTGCTTTTCACTGGCATGGCTGGAGCAGCTGATCGTCTGGCTGATCGTCCTCGGCGCCATCGTCGCCATCATCAAGCTGGTGATCCCGTTTATCGATGGCCTCACCGGCATGCCGATCATCGGCCAGATCCTGATGATCGTCCTGTGGTGCGTGGTCGCGGTCGCTCTGGTCATCATCATATTCGGATTGCTGTCCTGCGTCTTGGGAGGCGGCGGCACGCTTGGGTTTCCCCGCCTCACACATTGAGGATCTGCCGCCGATCCCGCCTGCGCCGTCGATTTGCAAGGGGTGCTAGTATGAAATGCGAAATCGTTGTGATGCCAGCCTCCATCAATCCGCAAGTCTCGATGGCCTTTTGCCAGACCCACAACATGCCGCTCGGCCAGATGCCGATGCAGCCGGGTCTCTGCCCGGTGGGACAGGTCAAGCAGGCGGTGGAAGACGGCCTCGCCATCATCCGCGCCGCGCGCGACGAACTGAAGTGATGGACCTTCCGTTCTGCAAGATCTGCGGCGAACGTCATCGCCTCGGACATTGTCCCGAATGGGACTACCCTGTTCCGCCAGCAGCAGCGCCCCCGTTGCAGAGGCGGGACGCGGCACCGGGGCAGTCACTTGCCCCGGTGTCAGCGGAGATAAAAGATGAAGCAGCAGACCATCAAACGCCTGAAGGATCTGAAGAGGCGGGCGCCAGCCCTGCTGCGCAAGACCAAGGGCGTGAAGTTCGCCCAGCAGACCTACAACCGCCTGCGCTCCAAGGGCGCGCATATACGCCGGACGACCTGAAGCAGGAATCGATGCCGGACACAAAACCCCGGTTTGATCGCAACGCCTACCAGCGCGATCTGATGCGCAAGCGGCGCCAACGAACCTCCCCCACGTGAGAGCCTTATTCCTGCTCGGCGTGGCAACTTGAGGGGGAGGGCGCCAATGCCTCCCCCGGCTTTTTCAGCCCGGTCGAATCAGCCCCGGCGGAACGTCGGTGTAGGGCCAGAGGCGGATGTCGCGGTAGATGAATTTTGTCTTGAACCATTTTTCAAGTTTGCGGGCTTTCGGGCCGTCCTCGCGCGCATAACTGACAAAGATCGACCGAAAGATCGACCTTCGCTCGCACCCGCTTTGCGTGGCAATGGTGCGCAGCACGTCGGCAATGGCGTCTTGGGGTTTCATGATGGGGCGCCCAAGTCTGGCTTGTTCCCAGCCTCGCTCCTTCGCCGCCTCGAATATCGCCCTCTCGGCCTGCTTCAGCAGGATCTCGTAACGCTTGCTCATGGTTGACCTCCACGTGAGCCGCTTTTTTACGTCAACTGAGCCTGTCTGAAAATGCCAGAATCACTGTCCAGTCTGGGTGCCCGCTATGCGGCACCGGATCAGGCTGCGCTGGTGGCACAGCAGTACATGGCGCTGCGCGATGCCGCCGCGAAAAAGGCGCAGGCCACACAGGCCGATGCCGATCAGTCCGCGATGATGCCCGAGACTTTCGTCAACCCGGCGGTCGACAGTCTCATCCGGGGCACCGCGAGCATCCCGCAGCGCGCCTTTGAAGCCTCGGAGAGCCGACGGGCTGGCGGCGCCTACGATCCCGGCCCGATCCTTGAGGCCGCCATGCTGCCGATGGGCACGGGCGCGGTGGCAGGCGTGCCGCTGAAGGCGGGCGAGGTCGCGCTCGGCGCCGGGCCGACCAAATCGCTGTTCGATTATTCTCGTCTGGGCGAAGTGCCCAACGTGCCGCAGTTCGATCTGCCTCGCTATGCCCCGCCACGCGGCGTGCCGCAGCGTACGCTCGACATCACCAACGATCCCACCGTGCGCGACAAGATGCTGGAGACGATTACGCAGGGCCAGCAGATGGGCGGCGCGAACTGGTACAATGCCGAACCGCTGCGCGAGGCGTTCAACAAGGAACTCGGCTCGCAAGGTGATGCGGCGTTCCGCAAGTATATGGACATGGTGGCGGCGACCTCGCCGCGCTCGGAGGTCGGAGCCAACGCGCGCAACGCTTCCTACTATTACGGACGCGCCATGCGCGGCGAGCCGATGCCAGCCATTGGCGAACCGAACCCGCAGCCCTATGGCCATCTGGCGCAGCGGCTGCACCAGATGAACGCGGAGCGGGTGGCGGGCGCGGGCTGGGACCCGCTCACCAATCCGAAGCCCGCCTCGTTTGTCGAGAACCTCACCGGCAACCAACAGCCGGTCACCGTCGACACCCATGCGTTCCGCTTGCCCGCGATCATCGCGCAAGATCCGCGATTTCTGGAGACCGCGTTTCAGGTCGGCAAGGATGCGCCGAAGCAGAACATCCAGCAGATGGTCGCGAGCGGCGAGGTGCCCATCGGGGACGCCGCCGCGCGAGCCGCGTGGTGGCAGGCGCAGCCCAAAGCCAACGAATATGGCGCGATGGAAAACTACTACAAATCGCTCGGCAAGGATCTCGGGCTGACGCCCGCGCAGACGCAGGCCTCGGCGTGGGTCGGCGGCGGCAAACTGACCGGGCTCGCGTCCGACGAAAGCAAACCGTTCCTGCGGTTCTTGGAGGACCGCATCAATCTCACCGCCGAGAAAAGCGGCGTGACGACAAAACAAGCCCTGCAGGACTTCATTCGCGGCAAGGTTTCGCTGCGCTGATTAGTCGGCAGGGAGGCCCAGCACTTCCTGCCGCAGCGCCTCGCGGGCTTCGCTGCGGGCATCGGCGACCAGCGCGGCGGTTGGCGGCAGTTCGGCCCACTGGTCGAGGGTCATCTCGGCCACCACGTCGCCGTCGCGCATCAGCACGACCCAGTGATGGGTGTCCTTCCAGTATTCGCGCGTCGTCCACATTGCGATCTCCTTTGCGGTGCGGTTGGGGGCATGGAGAATAGCCGCAGGCCCATCGATATCCATGCCCCGGTAGATCATGTCCTCCTCTTCCTCGGTGTAGGGCGGCTCATTGTAATAATGGACGCCGTCGTCGCACAATTTTCTGACCACCTCAAATCCCCTTGGCTCGTTCAAGGGATCGATTCTAGCACCGCAAACTGCCGATCGCAATGATTGCGAACCGTAATAACTCCGCCTGGCTCTCGGAGGCACATTGGCGCTGATCTCGGCGGGCGATGCGGCTTCGGAAATTCTCCGACGCAAGCAAGTCCGCTCTTCACTTCAGAAATGGTGCGAGGCCAATGGGTACCAACCGGCGAAGCATCACCGCCTGCTGATCGAAAAACTCGAGGCCGTCGCGCGCGGCGACATCCCGCGTCTCGCGGTGTTCATGCCGCCGGGCTCGGCCAAAAGCACTTATGCGAGCATCCTGTTCCCGCCGTGGCTGTTGGCGCAGATTCCGACCGCGCTGATCTTGGCGGCCAGCCACACCACCGAACTGGCGGAACGCTGGGGCAGGCGGGTCAGAAACCTGATCAGCGACAACCGCTCGATCCTGTCGCTGGAGCCGACCGAAGACAATCAGGCCGCCGGGCGCTGGGCGCTGAAGAGCGGCGGCGAATACATGGCGGCTGGCGCCATGGTCGGCATCGCCGGGTTTAGAGCCTTGTTCGGGCTGATCGATGACCCGGTGCGTTCAAGGCAGGACGCCGACAGCCTGCTGATCCGTGACCGCATCTGGGACTGGTACCTGAACGATTTCCGGCCCCGTCTGGTGCCGCATGCGCGTCAGGTGCTGATCCAGACCCGGTGGCATGAGGACGACCTTGCGGGAAGGGTTCTCAATCATCAGCCGTGGGAAGTGTTGAGCCTGCCTGCGGAAGCCAAGGTCGACGATCAGCTCGGGCGCCAGCCCGGTGATTTCCTCTGGGGCGATGACGATTACGGCTACGGGCGCCAGCTCAGTGAATTGAAGGCGACGACGCCGCCCCGGATCTGGAGCGCGCTGTATCAGCAGGCGCCGACGCCGGATGAGGGCGAGTTTTTCAAGGAAGAGTGGCTGCACCCGCTCGACATCCTGCCGAACCACAAGTTCATGCGGATCTACGGCGCCAGCGATTACGCCGTGACGCAGGACGGCGGCGATTACACCGTGCATGTCGTGTTCGGCGTCGACCACATGAACAACCTTTATTTGCTCGATGTCTGGCGCGGCCAGAAATCGTCCGACGTCTGGGTCGAGGCGTTCTGCGACCTCGTCGCGCTCTATCGACCGCTCGCGTGGGCCGAAGAAACCGGCCAGATCAAGTCTGGCGTTGGGCCGTTTCTGGAAAAGCGGATGCGCGAGCGGGGC